CTAGCAAGTGATCCCCCGCTTGGCAGCCAGGAACGACTGCACCGAAGCGTAGATGGTGGCGACCTCCGCATCGGTCAGCGCGCGATTGTAGTAGGCGAAGAAAGCAAGGTTGAAGAAGCCGAAGCCGCCGGTCCCCTCGTATCGGCGCCCCAGCAGCAGCTTGGGGTTCGTGGCGCTCATGGCCCGGGTCTTGCCCAAGGTGGTCTGATCAGTGCGGACGTTCGCGGTCACGTCGAGGGTAGAGAGCGTCTGGTTGGCAGTGCTCCACCGGCCGGCAACGAACGACCATTGTGTGGCGTCAGGGATAGTCACGTCGGCGGAAAAGTAGTTGGGGCTGGTGGTAATCCCGATTTGGGACGTCAACCGGCACACAGGGGCGGCGCTGGGGGTGCCGGAGCACGCCAGGTTGACACCGGTCAGCCCACCAGCGCTGGAGCCGTTGGACATGATGATGGGCTGGTTGTTGCCGCCGGAGGTGTTGCTGAAGCTATCCCCCGACTTGAAGACGGCCAACGCCGTATAGTCGAGCGTTTCGTTGATGCCGGCATACAGCGCCGCGATGTTCAGGGGACTGCTGGGGCTGTTGATCCACCCCAGCATGATGTTGTTGGCGTTGTAGACGGGCGTTCCCTGATAGATCGTCGCGGCTGGACCATCCGCCAGGTTGCGCAGCGATTGTGCCGGCGCGCCGCCAAAATACCACCACCCCAGGCAATCCACCTGCTTAGTGCCCACAGGGGGGTAAAACCGGACCGGCCGGCCCGACCAATCGGCATTCGAATAGGTCTCAACAGTCGCCATTTTGACTTCCTCACATGATGAAAACGGGGGAGGCACCGGCGCCACCGGGCCCGAAGAAGGCCGGCATGACGACCTCCTGAAATTGGGTGCTGAAATGGTAGCCGTCGTTCGTGGCGGCCGGGAACGGATAGGCCGTGGAGTTCACCCACTTGCCGTCGCCCGAGCCCGTTCGGCTGCCCGGGGAGTTTTCCACCAGCAGGTTGACGTCCAGGAACGTGCCGTAGTGCAGCCCCTCCTGCTGGGCCAGCCAGTAGTTCATGGCGTTGCGCATGGAGGGGGAGCCGCTCGCCACCGTCCCGGGACCGACCAGGGCCGCGTTGTATGGCGTGTTGTCAGCGGTGCTGTTGACCTGCGGGACCAAGGCACACTGCACCACGCGGTTGACGTCGCCGCCCGCCAAAGCCGTGCACAGGCTCCACAGCTGGATCATCGTCTGCTGCATCGTGGCCAAGCTCGCCCCGGTCTTCAGATCGTTGATCGGATGGACAATGATGACGCGGTCGAAACCCGCCTCGCAGAGGGCCAGGCGCCCGATGCAGTTGGCCAGGAAGCCGGCCGCCGTCTCCGCACCTTGGCCCATGCGAAGGACGCCAACGCCGGCCTGGCGGGCAATCTGTTCCACCCATGTCACCAGTTCCTGGTTGTTGCCGGCCGCAGCCGCGTTGCTATCGCCCAAGAACAAGATGGCCTTCTGCCGGGATATCCCGGGCAACGGCTTAGTCTGGATGGCGCTGGGCCCATACGACGGGCTGAAAAAGCCGAAGTAGAAGCTGCCATTGACGTCGGAGGGAGATGCCACGAGGGTCTCATCTCCCGGCGTGACCCCAGCCTTGCCCCATCCGAAGAAGGTGGGCATCGAACCGGTCGGCGGCGCATTCGCGTAGGTCAGGGTCCAGGCACCGTTGGTGTAGTTGATGGTCCCGGCCGTCAGGCCGTTGATCGCCGGGAACGCCCCCGAACCGTTGTCGGTGACGAATTGGGGAAGTCCACCATTCCCGATGGTGATGGAACCCGGCACCAGCGGCAGCGTGACATCGGTGCCGGAGATGGTGCCGCTGTAGGTCTTCGACGTCCCGTCCGGCGTGAAGGCAGCAACGTTGAAATATCCATCGTTGCTGCACTCCTTCAGGCTGCTGCGCAGCCACTGAGTGCACGGCCAGGGGCCTGTCAGGTTCGGCACTTGACGGAAAGTCCGGACATAGAACAGCTGGTTGGCCGCCATCGGCAAATAGATGGGGTCCGTCCAGGCGGTGCCACCGGGGGCGATGGTGATCGACGCCTGGCCGTTGAACGTCAACTGGCGCAGCTGGGCGCCAACCGCACCAATGGCCCACGGGGCGTTGAGGCTGTTCGGGTTTACCTCGATGGACGCGGTGATGGTGATGGACCCTGGCGGCAGAGCCTCCGTATAGCCGGTGGAGTTCAGGTTCTGGAAGGCGAAGCGGAGATGAGTGAACGGTGCCCGGCCGGAGGTCTCGAACAGACTGCGGTACGTCGCCTGCAGCTTTCCCATAGGCGCGGCCGTGTTGCACGGCCAGGTCGCCCTGATGCCTGCGGCGCGGTTGTCGCAGCGATAGGCCGAGACCGGCAGTTCTCCCGGGGCCGCCCAATGCTCAGGCCCCATGAAACCAGCAGCGTCAACGACTTTCCGCCCGGTACCATCCGGTGCGCCAGCCGAGATCGTGACGTCCTGGATCCGGGTGGCCCCGGACGGGTCCACGCCATCGACGCTGAACCCCCACGGGTCCACGCTGATCTTGCCGCCAGTGCCATCGCCGTTGTCCGCAATGGCGATGGCGTTGGGAATGGCCATGCCAGACATGCGTGTCACGCCATCAAGGTCCGTGACGTAGCTGGCGAACCCCCAGCGGTCTACCCGCGCGAGGGCGCCATCGGCCGCCCCCGTATCCCGGATGCTGGAATTGACCAGCGAACCGTAGCCGCGCTGGGGCACGGACAAGACGCCGGCGCTGGTGACGTTGACGCTTCCGGCCGGGTCGGCCTTGATAGCTCCCAGCGATAGGGTGGACGCGACCGCGAGCTGGCCGCGATCCAAGGAATACACGGCGCCCAAGGCGCGATTGAAAAGATCGTTCGGCCGCTTGCAGCCCAAGGGCATCAAGGGCGCGGCGCCGATGAAATCGCGGTACAGCTGATAGGCCGTATTGGACCAATCGGCACCGTTCCAGGGCGCCTGCAGCACCAGGTGGGTATCGTCGGTGACCGAGTTGACGTAACCCACCCCGGCATCCTCGGCCGGGTCGGGCGGTACGACGACCAAGATGTCACCCGCCTTCACATTGGACAGCCAAGCTGTCCCCGCGCCCACAACATTGATCGACCCTTCCTGAACGATCACGGTGCCGGTGCTATAAATGGCCATGTTGGCTCCTTCAAATCGGGCGTCTCTCGACGGTTCGTTCAGGTTGGCGGCACGGGCCAGATCGGCGATGCCGGGGTGGTACACGTCTCGGGAAGGTCGCGAAGGGCCTGGCGGTAAAGCGCCCAGGCTGAGCGCTGGGTATCGGTCATGGCTGCCCAGCGGTCCGGTAGAACCCGGATATCGCTCAAGCTCAGCAAATATCCCCGGTGCTCCCGAAGTGCATCCATGGCGGCAGCTGTCGCCTGTAGCGCTAGATCGGCGTCGCCTTTGGGGACTATGTCGTCATCCACCAAGCGGCTGCCCCAGATGGTTGCAGCCTGGGCATCAGTCACCTTTTTGCGGCCTACGCCATCCACCCCCACCCCTTCAATCAGCGGGCTCAGAGGGTCACGGGTGTGGATCGCCATGAATTGACCGGTGGCCGGGTCGTAGTCGGCGTAGTAGTGGGCGGATAAATCGGCCGTTTGGGGCTCGTCCGCTGCGGTACCGCTCATCGGAACCACCTGAGTTGCATGCTGATGCCGCTGAACTGCCAGGCGTCGTAAACGATGGTGCCGCCACTATCGCCGCCGCCAACGTTGTCGGCCGGACGGAACGCCTGTAGGGAATAGGTGTACGCGGTCGAGGTGGGATCGCCGCTGAAGGCAGGATCGCTGACCCAGGCCTGGTAGGGGCTGCTGGAGAGGGTCAGGGGGACGTAATGCGTACCGGAAGCTCCCCCCGTCCGAACTAGCCGAACGTTGACGGCATAAGCGTGATTACCGCCGGACCCGCTGACCGCCACCAACGCCCCGAAGGTGATGCGTCCTTCAATGGCGTTCCCTCGAACCTGAAACGAAGGGACCTCGGCTATCTCCGTCCAACCGCCCTTGGTGGCGGCGAGGATGGGTCCGGCAACCTGGACAGAGGCGAAGCCGGTAGCGACGCCAACGCCGAGGTCATTGACGTCAACGATCACGCGGCCATCGCTGTCGACCCATTTGCCGGCCACATCAGTTCCGATCAGGCCGATCATTATCCGGTCACGGGTGCCGTCAGTGACGCGAATGATCCGGTTCGGGCCGTCGATGATGACGCCGGCGCCGTCAACCACGGCAGTTAGGACAGCGGTCGATATCGATCCGCTCTTCAATTGCTGCGCGGAGATGGTGCCTGCATAAATGACATCCGCGCCTAGCGTGCCGGTGATCACCTGTTCTGCAGTGATCTCGCCCGCGAAGGTGTCGGCATTCAAAACAATGGCCGGCTCCCCCTTCCAAGTCCCGATGACGAAGGGATAGACGAACCCGGCCGGATCAACTGCGCTGGGCACGGCGACGCTGAACACGTCGGCCAGCATGCTGATCCGCGAGCCGTCGGCATCGGCATAAAGGCCGATGCCGGCGACGTTTCCATCAGCATTGACCTTCCAATACATCTGAGCCGCGAGCGCCGTGACGATGGTTTTGGTCTCGGCGGCCGTGGTCGCAGCAGTGTCGATGGTGGAGAACAGCTCTGGCGTAAGCTTATCGTTGCCGATGATGTTGTTGGCCAGCTGGGCGGCCGTAATGAACGGCTGGGTCCAGGTGAAAGGTGCTGAAATCGGGCAGCCGGCGGAACCGAAGCTGTCATAGGTCTGTACGACGCCGAAGTACTGCTGACCGGGCGTCAACCCCCCAATGATCAGGGGGGCCCAAGCACCGCTGACGGCCGGCGAACCGGACGTATCAACCGCCTCTGTCGCACCAATCCAGGCGTTCACACCTGCAAAGTCGATGTCGGCCGGCCGGATGAAACCAAGCTGTACGGTGCCATTCGTCACCGGAAGCGCTGTCACCTGAACCGGGGCCGGAATGGGGTTGGTCACGGTCAGAATGGCTGGGTCCGTCACTCCGCCCAACTTGTCTTCCATCATGACATGGAAGGTCACGGTGCGGTGCGGGCCGCCAGGATCGCCGGCATTCTTGGCGTAGCTGTAGACGTATTCTTCCGCGCTCACTCTTTCCCTACGCAGAAGCGCGCCTGCGGCCGGGTCGTAGACTTCGACCAGATAATCCAGAAAGAAGGGATTGGTGACGTTGGTACCGGCCCCGTAGGGCTCGGCCCCCAACACGTAGCTGGTGGACGGAAAATTGCCCTGCCATACGATGTGAATGTCGGGGGTCAGGAACTCCGTGTCGTTGCCTTGGCCGAACAGCTCCAGGTGGGTGACCGTCGCACCTCCCAACACGCCGCCTACCTTGATCATTTCGGCCGGGCACCAGGTCGATTGGACATCGGGGCCAATGGCGCTGGCGAGCTGCACAGCGTAGGTGGTGGCCTGAGCCAGGGGCGTCAGCAGCGTGGTCACCGCCCCGGCCGGCACCCGTACCGGCTGCCATTGGTCGACGCCACCAGAAGTAACGACGCCGTAGCGCACCAGGGTGTCCGTCACCATGCCGGTGTCTGCGGCCTTCCAGGTGACGCGCACACCCAATTGAACGCTGCCGTCGGTCTGGTAGACCGTTTCCAGCTTTAGCGCCAAGTCGCTCGGGTAGGGCAGCATTCCGGCCGCGCCCACCGGCGTGTAGGTGTAGGCGGCCACGTCGGCCAGGCTCAGTTCCGCTGCCTGGAAGACGTTGAAGCTGGTCAGCTTGATGTAGAGGCGCTGCCCGATGTAGGCGCCCGGCAAGTCGTAGGCGAAGAACTTATCGTCCAGGCGAGCGAAGGGGGTGCCGGCCTGGTGGGCCGCCGCCGTCGTGCCGTACAGCCCGCGCCGGAGATAGCCCAGCTGATAGGTGGCCGGCCCCGTCAGCGTCGCGCTGCCATAGCTCACCATCTCGTTGCCGATGATGCTCAACGTGCGGCCGGCGTCTGCGTCGGCCTGGTCGCCGGTCCCCAGCTGCAGGCGGTTCGTCGCCAGCGTCACCAGCGGCGTGTTCGCTGTGTCCGGGTCAGCCGCCACCGGAAGGTCGCTTGCCAGCGTGCCCACGCGGCAAGGCCCGTCGATCTGACCGATGCGCTGGTACTTCTCGTCGTCCAGGCTGATCCAGACGGACGCCCCACCCCACCAGGTGCCACCCGCCGCGCCGATCCACACCTGCTGGACACCGGCGGTCAGGCCCGGCGATGGCTCCATGATGATGACCTGGTTGACATCACCAGGATCCACATCGGTGTTGAGCGGTGTGTTGGCGCTGGGCGGATGAGGATGGGCCGTCGCCGTGCCGATGCCCGCCGGCATCTCTTCGGCCTCAAACGACAGCGTCTTGTCCTGGCCATCGGTGCGCTTCGTGATCAGCACCGGGAAGGCGTTCAGCTTCAGCCTGTCGCTGGTTAGGGTGACGACGTCGCCCTGCTCCAGGAGGGCGAACCGCGCCGGCAGCCTGAAGGCGAAGGTGTTCCGGATGTAGAGCTGGCGGCGCAGGATCAGCTTGATGGCCAGCGTGGCCGAGGCGCTGTCCTTGAATTCGTGCCCGGTCACCGCGTCCATGACGCGCTCGCCGTACAGATCGATGGCGGCCTGGTCGCGGTCGCTGGCCGTGTCCGTCTGATAGCTGTTGCTGCGGTCCACGAACTCCAGGGAACCGACGTTGTAGGCGTCCATGGGGTCGGAGCGCGTGACCTGGATGGGGTCGCCATCGTCGGCCGGTAGAACGTCGTCGGTGGTGATGTCGTATTGCGGCTGCAGCGTCTGGCCCGGGTCCCAGGTCACCCCGTTGCCGGTGACCGGCTCATCACCATAGGGACGTGCCTGCAGCTTGCCGCCGTCCCAATAGATGGCGGTGTTGGTCAGCTGCGCCCAGCGGCTGATGATGTCGGTCGCCGCTTCCTGGCTGTCCAACAGGGGGCTCATGAAGAAGCCCATGGCCCGGCAATAAGTCCGCCAGCTCGTCAGGTCGCCGATGTACTCCGCCGGCATGCCCACGCCGTATCGCGGGTTGGTCAGGAAATCGACCAGGATGTCGGCGGGGTTGGCGTCGAAGCCCGTGCGGGGAACCGCGTTGGACTGCACCTCGAAATTGTGGTTGGGCAGGTTCGGGCTGTTGCCCAGGCTGTAGTTGGAAGAGGCCACATAGGCCGTGTAGATGTACCCCAGCGCCTGGTCGGGATTGTCAGCGTAAAGCGCCGCCATAGGCAACTGATCGCCGGTCCCCGCCATCAAGGTCAGGTTCACCTTCGACAAGGTGGTGTCGGTCTTGTCCGCCCACACGCGGCCGATGGAAGCGACAGGCCCCTCACCGATACCCATGGCCACGGCGATGCTATACTTATAGGTGCCGCTGCTACCCCCCTTGTCGCCGCCCGCACTGTTGTCGTCTTCCGATCGCAGGGGGCCAGCATAGATAAGGTTGGTCGCCTGGCGCCAAGTCCCCCAACCCAAACTGATGGGCACGCCGGCCGAGCTGGTCTGCAGCTGCAGCGACGTGAAGCGATTGCTGGTCGCGGCCGAACCGCCGCCGAATACGCCGCCCATCAGATCACCCACCGGTTGGGACGATAGAAGGCCAGCTGCCGAGACACGAAGGGCTCATGGTCCAAGTGGCCTTGAACCACCGCGCGGTCACGGGCGTGGGCGTGCACCACGTCATGGCGAGAGACCAGGATGCCCCCGTGGCTGAAGCATTTGCCGAACCAGACCACCACCAGGTCCCCACCCAGGGGCTCGATCTCCGCCGGGTCGAACCTGGTGCAGTGGCGCTCGACCCACTCGACGTAGCGCTGGGCGGCCTGGTGCAGGTGCCATTCCACCGCGTAGGGGCGGGGATCGAAGGGGGCGATCATCCCGGTGTCCACGTAGACGCGCACCAGCAACATGGCGCAGTCGACGCCGGCCCCCTTCACGTCGGCCTGGCGATGATAGCGGGTGCCCAGCCACGAAAGGGCCTCAAGCATCACGGCCGTGCGTTCGCCGTGCTCGTTCATGCGCTGGTCTCCGCCTGCGGGATATAGGGAAAGCCCCGGAACCGCGCCTGGTTGTTGAAGCGGCTGGCGCAGGTATCCGGCGTGTGCGGGCACCCATAGGTCACGGTGAAGGGGTCGCCGACGCCGGGCGTGTGTTCCAGCGGGTACTGCAGGGTGATGGAGCCATCGGCCGCCGCCTTGATGCTGCGGGTGGCGCCGGAATTGAGGCCGCCGGTGAAGGTCAAGCCGCCCTCGAAAAAGGCCGCAGGGTCCGGCTCCGTGGACTGGCCGGTCATCTGCGACAGCGCGAAGGCCGGCACCAGCACCTTGTTGGTGCTGCCGGCTCCGACAGCGTTGGTCCACGTGAAGCTGGCCCTGTTCACGCCGCAAGCCGATCCGAACAGCGTGTTGATGCACGGCGACTGGTAGAAATTCCTCGGCATCTGCGTGTTGAGGGCGTTGTTGGCGCCCTTGGCCTTCGTGTCGACCTTGCTGTCGCCGGCGGTGCTGGTGGAGATCAGCCCGGCGAAGCTGTGGATGAGCCCGAAGGCCACGTTCCCGGGCGCGGGCATCAGGGCGCGCTCGATCAGCAGAAAGGCGCCATCCAAGCCGCCGTTGACGGTATAGGCCCCTACGGGAAGCGCGCCGATCAAGTCGCGCTCGGCATCATAGGCCAGGGTAATGGACAGCTCCGGGACATCCACCGCCAGGCTGGTGGTGATGTCGCCCCGCGTGATGTGGGGACCGGATGTCGACCAGGTCTTGTCGCCATAGCTGATGTCCCGGTCATAGTCGGTCCACAGCAGCTGCGTGCCGTCCCGCAGGGTCAGCGTGTACAGCTCCGCATCGTGGATTTCCGCGCCTGACTGCAGCCAGGCGATGAAGGCGGGGTCCTGGCTTTTCATCAGGTGATGACCTCATTCACGCTGTAGAGGTTCACCTCGCCCAGGGACCAGAGCTTGTAGGCGAACTTCTCCGGCGACAGCTTGTCGTCGTAGAAGCGGGTCACGAAGGCGAAGGTGAAGTCGGCGGTGACCAACACGCCGGCGGCGGGAGCGCTGGCCAGCGTCACGGTGTTGCCGCTGAAGCTGTAGCCGCCGGTGGGGGTGCCGTTCAGGTAGACGGCGGTGACAGTCATAAGGGCGCCGACCGGTTCTACGAAGCCGCCGAAGGTCCGGACGGCCGTGAAAGCGCGGGTGCTGCCGTCGCCCACGGCGATGGCCTGGCCGACGACCTGGTTGTCATCCGGATCCACGAACAGGAACGGCCGGAAGGCCCCCCGCTGCTGCATGAAGAAGCCCAACAGGGTCTTGAAGTCAGCGGCGCTGGCCGTGTCCCACAGGGCACTGTAGACGAGCGTGATCTTCCAACGTGGCCTGGACCAGTTGGAAATCCGCGTTTCATCCCCGTTATTGTGGGTCTGCACCGTGGTGTTGAAGTTCGGTTCCTTCACGGTCCCGAAGGTCCGGCCCCGCAAGGTAGGATAGATCGCAGCCATCAGCGCGCTCCGTTCCGATGTGCTTCCTTCACCGCCGAAACGATGTGCGCCTTGTGGGCGTGGAAGAAGCTGCGGGCGTCCAGCACGCCGTGGAAATGGACGTGGGTGTCCCCGCTGGGAGCGGAGGGGTTGTCGGCCATGCTGAAGCTGCCGTTGGCGTTGCGCGCCATGTCCATCGTGGGCATGGACAGCGCGCCGCTGGGAACGGTGAAGCCCTTGAGGATGGCGCGCAGGGGCGACGCGATGCTGGCGGGCAGGACCATTTCGTCCTTGTGCAGCTCCGTCTGCAGGCCATCGGCCGGCACCTGGCCCCAGCCACCCCGGGCAGAGGCGATAGCGCCCCCGGCGCCGACCATACCGCCGAAGCCTTCGACCGTCGCGACGGCCTCGGCCGCCATGGCGGCGGCCAGGGGTGGCAGCCCGGCGTAGGCTGCATACGCGTTGGCGCCGGCGACGGCCGCCGCGATTTCGATCTGCCCCAGCGCCTTGGTGGTGTCCACCACGGCCTCCGCCTTGTCGGCACCCTGGCGTGTGATCGCGCCCTCGGTGCTGGCGGCCGTCTTGCTGCCCTCCAGCCCCAGCCAGGACCCAAGCTGCGCGAAAACCCGGCCGAAGAAGGACGTGTTTTCTGCCGCGCCCACGGTTCCACGCTGAGCCGCACCAGTGCTGCTGGCCGCTGTCTTGGCGGTCTCGGCCGACACGAAAGCGGCGGTAGCCTTGGAGATCGCCGCCGCGTCGGTGGTCGTCGACAGCGTCTTGATCAGTTCACGGGCCTTGGCCTGGGCGGTCGTGGCCTGCGTGGCCAGCAATTCGTCCCTGATCCAGTTGGCCACCCACTTGATACCCGCCTGGGCATAAGAGGTGACGATGGACGACGCGGCGCGGCTGGCGACCTGGTTGGCCGTTTGGGTGCCCTGCAGGATGCCGTTGACGGACTGGTCGATGGCGTTGGTGATCGGGTCCACGATCCCCGACCAGGTGCGGCCCTGCGCCGTGGCGGCCTTGGTCGCGGCCGACAGGATGGCCGCGTTGTAGCGGTCATCCAGCGCCTGCAGCTGCCCTGTGATCCGGCTCTTGTCTTCGACCGTCAGGTTGTTCAGCGCCAGCTTGCGCTGCAGGCTGGTTTGTTCCGCCCGGTACTCCTCGTCCAGGGCGGCGACGGCGGCGGCTGTGGCTTGGTCCTGGCGCAGCAGCCCAATGGTGACCATGGCGTCCAGCGCGGACGTGCGCGCCGACAGCAGGCGCTGTTCGGCCCTGATCTGGTCATCGATGGCGCGTTCGCGGATCCGGACCTCTTCGGCCGCGATGGCCCGCGTCTTCTCCAGGATGTAGTTCTGACTGGCCTCGTCGGCCTGGGTTCCCCGGGTCAGGTTGGCCGTCGCCCACACCTGGTAGGCCTCCAGCGCCTGCTTGCGCTGTTCGACGGATGCGCCCTGGGCATCAACAGCCCGTTTAAGGGCGTCTTGATGGGACCGTAAATCATCGCTGCGGGCACGGGCCAACGCCGTGTAGTACTCGCGTTCCACCGCCGCGCGGTCCTTGGACCCCGCCTCGGTCAGCGCGATCTTCGCCTGCCAGAATGCGGCCTCGTCCCGGTTGGACATGGCGTGGAAGGCATCTTCCCCCGCGTTGCGTTCCGCCAGCTCGGTCCGCCAGGTCTGCACCTGGCCGGCGTCACCCCGGCTATCGCGCCGCTCGATGGCGTCGCGGCGCTGTTCCTCCAGCTTCAGGGCGCCATCCAGATCCCGAAGTTCGCTTTCCAACAGCTTGCGCTGATCGCCCGTGGCCGCCTTCAGCTGTTCGGTCACGACAGCCCGACGCTCCTGGATCAGGGCTTCGTCGCGGCCGATCTGCACCAGGTCGCGGCGGGTGCCCAGGATGCCGTCCAGAACCTTCTTCAGGCGCTCCGCCTTCTCCTGCTCCGTCTCCACACCACCGTTTCCACCGGGGGGAATAGGTGCGGGAGCCGGGGCGCCGGGCGCGTCGGCCGCCTTCCAATAGGGCTTCACCGTGTCGCCGGCGGCCTTCTTGATGGCGTCGATGTTGGCCTGGATGTCGCCGGCTGCCTTGGACCACTCGGCCGCCACCTGCCCCGGGGTGGCCTTCATGATGGCCATGGCGGTGCTATAGTTGCCCTGGATGACCTGCAGGGCGGTAGCGCCCACGTTGTACAGCAGGCGCCCCACCGCCTCCCACGCGCCATAGAACTCTTTGGCGCTGAGGACGCCGAAGTTCCACAGGATCGTCAGCGCGTCAATGACGATCCATAGCGCCTGGCCGAGGACGGCCACCGGCAGGCGCAGAAGGGTCAGGATGTCCGCCAAAGCCTTCAGCGCGCTGGTGGCGGCCGTGGAATGCCCGCTGGTGCCCATGAAGGCGCTGCCCAGGTCCAGCCACTTGCCTCGCAGTTCCTCCGCCTCCTTCTGCAGGGGCGTCATCTGCCGGGCCGCCTCCTGCATCGCCGTGGCGAACTCGTAGGCCATGCGGCTGCGGGCACCCATCAGGTCGCCCTCGCGCTCCAGCGTGTCGATGGCCAGGATGGCGTTGGCGCTGAAATGGATGTGCTCTTGCGCCAGTTCCTGGATGCCGCGCGACGGCTCCTCGATGGCGCGGGCCAGCTTGGCCGCCGCCGCCGGCGCGGCCTGCCCAGTCAGGAACATGAAGCCCTGCAGGCCGGCGTTCAGGTTGCTGACGATGGCCGGGGTGACGCTGGAGATTTGGGTGAAGGAGCGCACCACGTCTTCGGCGGCGTCGCGGCTGACCTTGTGCAGGCGCTCCACCGTGGCGATGTAGCCTTCCAGCTGGCCACGGGTGAAGGCGGCGCTGTTGCCGGCGTTGGCCAAACCGGCCTGGGCACGGGCCAGGCTCTCTTCCCATCGCTCTTGGTGGGCCAGGGTCTGATAGATGACCAGGCCGACACCGGCGATGACGGCCGCCAGGCCCATCATGCCGAGGGTGACGCCGCCGGCGCGCTCCGCCAGCACCATCAGGCTGCCGCCGAAGCGGGACACGTTGCCTTGGGACAGCTCATGCCCCAGCACGATCAACTCACGGCGGGCGCCGGCGGTGGCCAGGCTGAACTTCTCATGGCCGGCGGCGGCCGTGACGGCACCGGCGGCCTGGCCCTCCAGCCCCTCCCGGACCTGCCACATGATGTCCCGGGCCTGCGCCTGGTTGATCAGGCCAGCCTTCAGGCCGGCGTTGACCACTTCCTGTGCCCGGACCAGCCGCTGTTCGGCGGCATAGACACTGTCGACCGAGGCGCGCAGGGAGCCGAGCGACGCCGCCAGGCGCTCCGTCTCCTGCCCCTGGACGTCCAGCTGGCGGTTGACGCGGCCCATGACATCCTGGGCCTGCTGCTCGTTGATCAGGCCCGTCTTCAGGCCGGCGTTGACCAGGTCCTGGGCGCGGGCCAGGCGCTGGTTGGCGTCATAGACGGGGTCGACGGACGCGCGCAGCGCCCCCAGGGAAGCCGCGACCTTGTCCAGCTCGTCCGCGTGCTTCTGCTGGAACGCGGTGGACTGCGCCGTGCGGTCATCCATCTTCTCCAGCCCAGCGATGAACTCGCTGACATCGGCGCTGAAGCTGACGTTGACTGTGGCGACCATGGGGGTGAACTCGTCCTTTAACCGGGAGGCAAGCTCCCGGTCATTGCGCGGTAGAAGTCTTCGAAGGAGGCTTGGTCAGCAGGGGGGTGGGATGGCCCGATGGGATCATCCTTGATCCCCAGATAGGCCCCGACCATTTGGCGGAGCGACGGCCGGGCGGCCCACACCTCCTTCAGGGCCTGTAGGCGGGGGATGGTCAAGCGGCCGACGGTTGCCCAGTCCCAGCCGCTGCGCTCGCAGATGCTGGCGTAGAGCCGGTCCCAGTCAGGGTCGCTTCCATCCCCCGCCTCGCTTCCCCCAGGGCGGTCAGCCCCGAGGTATCGGCGATCGCGTGAACGGCCAACTCCAGCTCGATGAGGTTGGTCTTGAGGGCCGCCAACTCCTGCGGCTCGATCTGCCCCTTGATGGCGGCCGAGATGATCGCCCGCAGCGCATCCATGCCGCCCTCATCCAAGGGCTTGGCCAGATCCTTGAACCGCTGCGTCATCAGCTGCAGCTGGTCCAAGTCGAAGGCGGTCACGTCGAACTCGCGACCGCCCAGCGTGATTGTCCGCTGGTCCATGGCCCTGGCCTTACGACAGCTCGGGGAACGACCACTCCATGACCCGGCCGCCATCGTCGGCAAAGGTGGAGAAATCGAACTCGGGAATCATCCAGTCGCCGTTCTTGGTGGCGAAGGACAGCTTCTCGCTGACGTTGGCGAACAACGTCAGCGAGCTGCGCTTTATCCCGCTGGGGCTGGGGTAGGAGGTGTTCAGGATCATGCTGAACACGGGCTGGACGCCCTGGTCGGGGTTCATGACCGTCAGCTTCTGGCCGGTGTTGGCCACGGTGTAGGTGTAGCTGATCCCGACGGGAACGCCGGCGTCCGCCGCCGCAAAGGTATAGACGCCGCCGGCGCCCACCGAATACTGGCCCACCGTCGGATTGGCAGCGACCTTCTTCAGCGGCAGCGCGGTGTTGGTGTAGACGACGCCCAGGTCCTGGGCGAAGGTCGCGCCGTTGCCCACCGTCACGGTATAGGTGGTGGCTCCGGGAACCGCCGCGGCTTCTTTCACCGCCGCCGCCGTCTGGCCCGACACCAGGGGCACGCCGAAGAACAGGTCGCTCATCACGATGGGGCTGATGTTGGCCTGCTTGGCCTTGCCGGTGATCTTGACCTGGCCGCGCGCCATGCCGATGGCCACCTGGCCTTCGCCATACAGCTCCTTGTTGGAACCGCTGATGTCCACCTGCACGTCCTGCAGGGCGCCGAACATGATGGGGGTGGCGTTGGGGGTATCGGTGCGCAGGCCGAAGAGGGTGCCGCTGCCGAAATGACGAATGGCCATGGATCAGGCCTCCTTGCTGTCGATGGTGGCCAGCGCGTCCTTGATCAAGGTCACGCCGGCGAAAATCCGGTTCCACACCGTGCCGTCGCGGCTGTAGGCCGTGTTGCGGATGTGGGTGTCCAGCCACTGGTCGAGGCCGGCGGCGGCCGTGAACTGCGCCGCGACGACCTGATCCAGGTCCGGCCGGGCGGTGTAGGTGTTCTCAGTGACCGCCGGCGCATCGGCTGCCGGGGTCAGGGTATCGGTGTCACTCACAGGTCTGCTCCACAGCTCTTGGTCTCAAACTCGGCCAGCCACCAGACGATGCCGGGCTGAAGGTCCATGAGGCGCGCGGGCCCCAGGATCAGCGGCAGCAGGGTGCCCGGCACCGTCCAGCCCACCAGGACGCCGGCCAGGCCGTCCGATAGGGTTTTCAGGGGGTCCAACGCACCGGCGCCGGTGGCGTCGCCCGCGCGCTTCAGGGCGCACAGCACGCCGAAGCTGCTGGCGACCGTCTGCACCACCGGGTCGTAGCTGATCGGCGCCTCCGGCGTGTCCGTCATGGGAATGACGAAGGCCGAGATACCGCCGTCCGGCAGCGGGGTCTTGCCGTCGATGGCGGCAGCACCCTCGACGGCGCCCCCCACCTTCCGGAACAGGCCGCACCCCGTCAGGCGGGCGATGACTGCGGCATGGTCGATCATTGAACGTCTCCGAGAACATGCCGGCGCAGGATGTCGGTGCCGCCCTGGGTATCCTCGGGCGTGATGCCCAGGAAGCGCCGGGCCGGGATCCGGATGCTGTAGGCCTGCACCAGGTGGCGCGTCATGAAGTTGGCTTTGCTGCGCTTGGTGAACAGCGGCAGCAGGACGCTGTCGCCGCTACGCGTGGTGACGGCGTGGCGCACGAAATCCGTGACGCCGCCCTTGGTCGAAACCTTGCGGTAGATGCGCACCAGGGTCGGGCTGCGCTTGATGGTGGCGCCGTTCTGCATGGCGGCGGCGTAGGCCACGTTGGTGCCGACATCCACGCGGTCGGCGTAGGGCTTACGGGTGATGCTGCTGCGAAGCCGCGTGCTGATCTGCAGCATGCGTTCCTTGCCCAGCTTGGCCTTGCGCTTCACCGTTGAGGACGCCAGCGGCGTCCAGGGCTGGCCATCCGGATCGATCTCGCGCTCCCACCGGATGTCGGTGGATGCCTGGATCATGGCGCCGATGGCGTCCATGGGCTGCCGCAGGTTCCGCGCCCGGCCGGACAGGCCGGCGAGCACGTCCCTCAGCTCCTGATCCTGCACCGTGACCCGCATCGCCACCATGGTCAGAAGCCCCGCAGGCTGCCGGGCGGAAACATCCGGCCCGGGCCTTCAACGACGACCTGGTTGTCCACCTGGGGCGCCTCAACGGCGCCAGCTTCCAGCGTCAGGGTGCCGCGCTGGACCGAAACCAGGCTGGCCACGGCGGCGGTGTAGAGCGTCTTGACGGCGTCGGACGCCTGATCCTTCCACAGGAAGAACCGGGCGATGTCGCAAGTCCACCGCACGACGTTCTGCGGCACCGGCGACAGCGGCAGCTGATACCGCCCCACCAGGTAGCCGTCGATCATCTGGCTGGCATCGGTCAGCGCCACGCCGGCCACCGCGTCCACCGGCTGGCCGGCGGTACCGTCACGGTCCGTCAGGTCGCGCAGCTCGCCGGAGCCGTAGCGGTCAACCATGTCTTGGAGGGTGGCGTAAGGCACCGTTCAAACTCCGATTAAACACCCCGCCGGCCGGCCTGGTTGCCGGCACGGCGGGGACTTCCCAACGGCGTTCGCTCGCGGGTTATTCCTTGGACTTGCCCTTGCCACCGGTCTCGGCCGGCGCAGGGGCGTCGATGGTCTCGGCCGGGGGGGTGGCGCCGTCCTCTTCGGACGCAGGCGCCGGCGTCAGGTCGACGTGGTGAACGACCAGGTTGGGCTCCCGAACCAGCGCCTCGATCTGGTCGAGGGTTAACTTGTCGATCTCGTGGTCGACCGGATGGCCGGGATGGGCGATGCCGGCACGACGGAAGCCGGGCTTCTTGGCGGTGATGCGAAGGTGGGTGACGGGCATGGGGAACCTTCTTGGGACGGGCTTGGGGTTCACCACGCCGCCCGGGGTGGGGCTGAACCCCGGGCGGCGGACGCGAGCCCCAGGAACGGGGGCAGACTGGGGGCCGCGTTAGGCGAAGCGGGAGGACACCAGCATTTCGGCGGTGCCCTTCCAGACGTTGGAAGTGGCCGAGATGTAGTCCGCCTTCAGCAGGGTATTGGCGTCCCCTTCAAGGCTGGGGGGGACGATCAGCAGGTTCGGCATGACCCCGATGCTGTCGCCGTTCTCACCGCGCAGGCTGCCCATGGCGGCACGGGCGGCCTTGTAGTTGTCGGCCGTCAGCGGCGCCTTGGACATGAACGCGAACTGCCACAGGCCAAAGCCCACGTTCAGGCGCGCGTCGACGCCATACAGGTATTCGTCCATGTCGAAGACGCGCGGATCGTCGGGCTTGGTGCGGGCCACGAAGTTATAGGGGCGCCGCTTCTGCAGGATGATGGGCTTGACCACCTTGGAAACGTCCATCACCACCCAAGCCGGGCCCGAACCCGCCTGGTAATTGGACACGGAGATGTCGGCGCCGTTGGCGTCGAAGCCCGGGTGGTCGGTGTCGAAGAAGTTCTGGCCATCATAGCAGGGGGTGCTGTCACCCGCCTTCAGCAGGTTGTAGACCAGGATGTCGGGATGGTTGGCGCTGTCCTGGCCCATCTGCTGGATGATGGGGCTGTAGATCCCATAGGAGTCGTCTTCGAACTCATCGCGCTTGATGCCGATGGTGTTTTCGAACTTCTTGTTGACGATGGTGAAGCCATGGGTCTGCAGGTTCTGGATGCGCCGCGCACCCACCCACTCCCGGAAGCGCGTCGTCGTGCCCAGCCAGGGATACTTCTCTTCCTTGGTGGACGAGGACACTTCGGTGACGATCCGGCTGTACGTCGTGGGGGACGCCGTCAGCGCGCCCTGGAACAGCATCTTGAAGGCCAGGAAGGCCGCATCCAGGTTGGTCTGATCGATGATCATAGGGGCGCTCCTTAAGCGAATTCGACCCACACGCCGGCGTCGTCGATGGCGAAGACCTTGCCGGCGGCGCTCCGAGTGCTGCTTCCGTCAGTGGCGGCGACCGTCTGGTCATCGACCACGTAGCAGGTGCGGGTGATGTGGACGTTGGTGACCTGGTCAGCGCTGGCGCTGTTGGCGAAACAGAACACGCCGCGCCGCACGGGGACCGAAAGGGCGCCATCCGTGCCGAGCGAGTTGTCCACCTGGATGTCGGCACGGCCAACGGCCAACAGGCCGGTGCCCGTGACGCCAGGTTTGGCATAGCCGGTGGCGTTCAGCACCACGAGGGCGCCGCCATAAATCTTGGCGCCGGCGGCGACCGGCAGCACACGAACCTCGGGATGGTTCAATTGCTGCGTGGCACGGCGGTCAGCGGTCAGGGCGGTCATTCACCCTTCTCCTTCTTCACGAAGTCACGATAGGCGGCCGGATCGATGCCCAGCTGGCTGCAGACAGCCAGAACGCTGTCGTCCGGCAGGCCGCCGGCGGCGGTGCCCGTGGTCGGCGCACCCTGCGGGGTGGCGCCCCCACCGGGGGTAACGATGGCCGGGGCGGCGGCCAGCCACGCGCCAAAGCCGGCGGGGTCCTTGCTGGCGTAGCCCAGCGCCCAGTCCTTCAGGGCCGGGCTCACCTTGCCGGCGCGCATGGCGTCGTCCACCGCCGTGGCGGCGGCGGTCTTGGTGCTGGCGGCGACCAGCTCCACGACGCGGGCCTGCAACTCCGTGAACGCCGCCATGGGCACGAACCGCGATGGGTCGGGCACACCGGCGGCCAGCTTGCCGCGCGCGGCGGTCACGATGTCCACCGCGCCGGCGTTGGCGGCCAGGCCCATGTCGGTGGCCAGGGCCAGCACGGAGGCGGTGGCGGTGGCACCGCCCCGGCAAGCCTGCAGGATGGCGTCCTGGTTGGCGTCATCCGCTAGGCCGAGGGCCTTGCGGAGCGCCTTCAGAAATTCGTCCATGGTTTCTCCTTGACCCGTCCGGGACGCGATGGCGGGCAGCTCGGTGAGGTTGGGGTTGTTGGTCAGCGCCACGCTGGCGATGACCATGACGTTGCCGGCCTGGTCATGCCGGAAGGTCGGGGAGATGTAGCGGTAGCGCTTGGACGCGATGGCCTGGCGGCCGTCGTCGTTCCAATCGACCTTGGCCCACAGGGCGCCGTCGCGACCCTCCATCTGCTCGATCCAGCCGGCGGCCGGGGCGGTGCTACCGTTCGCCGTAGCGAAAACGGTCTGATGGTCGAAGTCCGCCGGCACCGGCCGGCCCGGCAGGACGGACGCGGCGATGACCGGCTGCGGGTCTTTCAGCGTGTAGGGGCCGCGACCATCGGCACCGCGCACGGTGCCGGCCGGCATGATCATGATCCAGTCCGGCACGCCGCCATCGGTCGGCAGCATCTGCGAACAGATGGCCAGGCCCTGGGATTTCAGCGTGGTCAGGAAAGGATGCGACATCACCAGCCCCTCGGTTGATGAGGGGAGTATGTCGGCTCTCTGAAATGGGTATCAGGCTAGCAGATGCTAGCCGATGGGCGGGCACCGCCCCACCACTTGGGGGATACCCCTTCGGTTGGGCCGCTGCGGGCGCTGGGGGCGTTCAATATCGCGTTTAAAGGATTGCGGCACCGGTTGGCGCCCGCGAAGCCGGGAGAGCATCCACGGCCAAATTTTGGACCAATGCCCGCTTAAGCCTGGGGAACGTGCTTTTTCAACTCATCCCTAACCGTGGCGGCCAGAGTTTCGTAGCGATGAACGTCTTCTTCAGTGGGCATGAAATGCGCGCTGAAAACCGCCCCGCTTCGCAATGCGCGTAGTTCCTGAAATGCGCTTACGATACCGGGAGGCACCCCGACACGAAGCGCCACTTCCTCGAAGGGCAGACCTTTCGGTTCCGGTTCCGCTTTCAATAAAAGCTCCCGAGCCACCAGCTCCACCTCCATCCAGGCGCGCTCGATGATTGGCCTCGGGTCCCATCCCAGCATGTCGTAGAACTCGTCATAGGGAATGGATAGTCCACTCTCTATCGGCGCGATGAAGGCGGCCACTCCTTCTTGTCCCGAAGAGAGCTGAACGGCTGTCGCGGTCTTTCTGGGGCGCCGGCGCGTCGGCTTACCAGCGATGTTTCCCTCGGCATGATCCAGTCCATGCTTAAACCAGATTTCAAAGCCTGGGCCCTTCACCCGAGACGGGTTGACTCGCCCCATCATGTTGGCCAGTGGCCTGCGCAACCAAAACACCGTCAGCAGGGCTACGGCTGGCCATTCGGACTTCGCTATAAGCTCCATCCCTCTCGCCACCAGCTCAGTCCCGTCCATCGCCGCCCCCGTCCGCGCTTGCCTTCCTGGCCCCGTGGTCCAATATGGTGATCACCGCAGCCGCCTGGCAACCGGGAAACCGCCGGTCCGGTTGGGTTGACCGCCAGGTCATCCGTCACGGGGAAAGTGGCGTACCCCCTGGCGGCTGCGGCTCCCAAATCACGTCATAGCGCGGGTCGCGTAGGTTCTCCGGCTGCACCAGGCCGCCGGTGCGAACGGCGTTGCTGACCGTCGTCTGGCGGTTGACCTTGGCGTTGAAGTTCACCCGCACCACCACCTTGCCGAGGCCGCCGGCGTCGGGGGCGAAGACGTAGAGCAACGCGGGGTCGGCCGTGTCGAACAGGATGCGCTCCGGTTGCGCCAGGATGTCTGGCAGCCGCGTCAGGTCATCCAGGGGCAACGCCGATCCCCGGGCCGCCTTGGCGTCCCGCAGGAAGTGCATGACGGTCCGGTCATCCACGGTGATGGCGCCGGACACCGGGTCGACGGGTTCGGCCAGGCCGGCCAGGTAGTCCAGCACCTCCCGCGTCAGGGCCCCCACCACGCGCTGATTGCCCGTGGCGCGATAGCCGGTGCCGGCGGCCATCTGGTCGCCGATCTCCGTCACCCACGCGTCGAAGTCGCGGGTCAGCAGAGGCTGCAGGAAGTCGATGCTGGCGGCGTGTTCGGCCGCCGTCAGCGCGGCCGGCGCGTCCACCCACCCGCTGGCGGCCACCCGGGCGGCATGGATATCGACGGCGGCCTGGCCCGGGTTGTAGGCGAAACCCGGATCGATCCCGGGAGGCACGACGCTGACGATGCCGGTACGCGGATTGACGTAGGTGCGCGCGCCCTCCAGCTCGGGCGGCGGCCCATCGTTGACCGTCCAGCCATAGCGCTTAAGGTCCGCCTCGCTCAGCTGCTGGACGCTGCAGCGGCAGAACCAGCCATTGGGCGGGAAGTGGGTGCGCCACCATGGGTGATCCCACGGCAGGATGGTCCCGTGCCAGTGCCGATGCTCCGGCCGCGTCTTGCTATCCAGCACCGCGACATAGCGCAGGTAGGGCCGCTCGTGCGCGACCCGGGCGATCTGCGCCCAGCGGCCGGCCGCGTGGGCGGTGCGCATGTTGGTGTCATAGATGGTCCGCAGGCGCCTGGTTGACCCCAACTGGGCGTTGACCAGGTCACCGGTCAGCGGATCGACGACATCCTGCCGGCCCCACCATCCCTTGGCCTGCAGGATGGGGGTGAGGTCGGCCGCGAACTGCTCAGGGGTGCGGCCGTTCTTCAAGGCATCCAGCGTGGCCGCATGGATATCCTTCAGGATGTCGAAACCGGCGCTCTTCGCCACGGTGTGGGCCGTGGTGTGATCCTCCTCCCACAGGTCCTGCCAGGCGAAGGACGGCTGCAGGTGGTGGCCCTTGGCCCGGAAGTAGGCGATGGCCTCTTCCGGCGGCAGCGCCTTGAGGGTCATGTCACCCAAGGTCGGCTTCCGTCTCACCCGCCAGGCGGGCGGCGAACAGCGACCGCGCCAGGGCCTCCGTCAGGGCGGTGGTGTTCTGCGCCTGGACGACGCTGGGCAGCCGCTTCAGGAATTCGTCCATGTTGGCGCAACTGGCCAGCAGGTCATGGATGGGCTGCACCATGGGCGCCACCAGCTGCTGCCACTGTGCCGTCTGTTCGTCCACCAGGCCGTCGATGGCGTCGGTATCCAGCACCGCTGGGCTGGCCGGCAGGCGGGCGTTGGCCGCCAGGTTGCCGCCAACGTCCGGGACCGGCGCCGTCGCATCGGCTTCGGGGGCCGTGGCGCCGGGCGTCGGCGGGGCCGCCGACGTCTTGGCCGGCACCAGCAGCTCGGCGTCCGGCTTCGGCTCGTTGAACCCCAGTAGGCGCCGGACATCGTCCTGGTCAACCCGCAGGCCACGGTCCACCAGCACACCCAGCGCCTGGGCGGTCTGCAGGGCGTCCTGCTTGGTCTTGATCACCACCCGCAGGATGGGGTAGCGCAGGCGCGGCCCCATATTCAGGTCGATGATGGGCTTGACCAGGTCGCGGTTCAGCGTGACCTCCACCTGGCGCGCATCCGACTGCACAATGTCGTCCGACGCGTTCTGATGGACCTTGCCGACGGCATGGCCGCCGGCGATGGCGTCGGTGGTGCCGGTGTTGCCCAAGACGGCCTTGGACACCTGCTGATCCAGGAAATTGGCCAGCTTCTCGAACAGGTCCACGCTGCCCGAGGTCTTGGCCTCGATCAGCTCCACCTCCATGGACGCCGGGATGATGGCCGCGCAATCCTGCGCCAGGTTCCGGACAGCCTTCAGAAGCGCGGACTTGTCCTTCTCGCTCGCCCCAGGTCCCCACTTCCCCAACCTGATGGGCTGGCCATACACGTCCGCGAAGGTGATCCAGCTCTTCAGGTCGAAGTTCTTGAACAGGTAGGCCCACGCCACGGGTCGCGCCAAGCCGCCCCGGATGGGCAGGCCGCTCTTGGCCTTGGCCTCATGGACGATGAACTGGTAGGGGGCCAGTGGCAGATAGCCGGCGTTGTCCCACATCTGCAGCGTGACGCCGTCGACCAGGTCATAGCGGAACCACCGCTGCTCCCGGGGCTTCAGCGCCTTCGGCATCCATTGCTTCTCGCTGGTGTCCCAGCAGATTTCCGTGACGCTGAAGCCCTTGCCGATGGCGTCCAGGATGTCGAACACCTCCCCCTGCAGCTCCAGGCGGTCCAAGAAGGTGCGGATCAGCTCGGCCGCGGCCTTATCGTCCGCGTCGTCCGAGGCCGGTTCCACCGTCATTTCCAGCTGGGCGACGCCGCGCTTCCGGCGCCCCAGCACGCCCAGATAGTGGAGATCGCGCTCCTCCATCTGCTCGGCCAGTTCCAGGTAGGCGATGGCGTTGCCGCGCTCGGCCTCCTTCAGCAGCGCGGCCAGGCGCTGGGGCGTCAGGCCCTCGGCCGGGTGCCCGGTGGCGATCTGCCGTACCGAAGTGAGCGAAGGGGCTGCCTGTTCCTGCAGCAGGCGGGTACGGTCAATGGGCAGGCCATCCGGCCCCAGCAGAACGGGGGTGGGCATCAATAGGCTCCATGGCCAAAGCGTAGGGGGGCGTCGTCGCCGGCGTCGTCATCGTCGTCGGCGCCGTTGTCATTGACCCGGCTGCCATAGGCGGACTGGTAGTCGTACTCCCCGCCCTCCATCAGGCTGGCCAGGCAGGCCATCATGTGGGCGATGGCGCTGTCGCCGTGGCGCTTCTTGCCCTGGCCCTTGCCGGCGTCCTCACCCTTGCCGGCCCGGGCGTCCACCCGGACAACATGCGGCACGCCGCGCACCAGCTTGATGGCGCGGTGATCGTCGTAGACGTCCAGATCCCGGGGCAGCTCGGTGGTGCCGTCTTCGAAGTGGGCTTTAAACCGGGGTGCGACCTCCCGGTACCAGGTCTCGTTGATCTTGACCTGCTGGATGCGTTCCAGGCCGTAGCGGGTCGCGGTTTCCTGGGCCAGCGGGGCGCCGTTGCCGGTGGCGTCCATGGCCGCCGCCACGAAACGCGGCAGCCGATCCAGGATGTACCACAGCACCTGCTTCTGCTGGGCGTAGGGCATCCCCCGCAGCTCAACGGTGAACGGGGGGCGACGGACCATGTTCTGCCATAGCTGGACGGGCCACAGCACCGTCAGGTCGCCGGACATCGCGAAGTCTTCGCCCAGAAAGGACAGCCGCGTCTTGTCCATGGCGTCCAGCAGGGGCTTCAGTTCCCGCTCACACCAGGCCGTGATCTCGTGTTCCCGGATGGCATCGGACAGCAGCAGGAAGTCCGCCGGCGCGGTCCACCGGACAACGGGGATGTCGCTTCGCTGCTGCCGTTCGATCAGCACGGCCGGGATATAGGTGCCCGAGCCGTTGCTGGGGATGACGAACAGCTCTTCGTCGGCCGCCGAGCCGTATTTGGCGACGATGCTATCGCGCCAGGCCGCTTCCTTCTCCGGCGACCACGGTTCGCCCAGGCGTAGGCAAATGCGCTCGTACAGCCCGTCCTTCAGCGCCTGGTCGAAGTCCAAGGTGATCAGGGCATACGGCTTCTTGCCCTTCTTGATCTCCTCGATGGCCAGGTTGAAGGGATTGGTCTCGCCATCGTGGGTGCTGATGACCAGCACCTTGCCGCCCCAGATCAGCAGGGCCATGGCGGACTTCAGCAACTCCTCCAGATCATCGTGGAAGGCGGCTTCGTCGATGATGACATAACCCTGACGGCCGCGCAGGCTGCGGGGCCGGGAGGACAGGGCGACGATCTCATAGCCGCTGGCGAAGGTGATCCGGAAGGCCTGGATGCTGGCATCGCCGTGCTTGCCGCTATCCTTGAACATGAACTCTTCAACGGCGCTTGCGGCGTTGTTGAAGGCCCGGGCCCACATGCCGCAGGTGTCGATGAACTCCCGCGCCATGTCCAGGTTGTAGCCGATGTACAACGTGTCCATGCCGCCGGCTTCACGCGACGCAGCCGAGGTCAATACGGCGTCGGCGCCCACCGCCCAGGTGTAGCCGGTGCGGCGGGACTTCTCGACAAAGGTGACCTGGTTGGTGGCCGTGGTGGCCAGCAGTTCCTGCTGATAGCGCAGCAGGACATCGGGCAGCGCCATGCCGGCGCACCAGGCCGGCATCTCCTGCCGCGACTGGCGCCGAAGGTCCGCCCATTCCTTCTCGCTCAGCAGTTGGGACATCACGCCACTCGCACGTTCAGGATCTGCGCCTTGATGGCCTGGACGGTGTCCGCCGTCAGGCCGCGCTGCTTGGCCACGGCCTCGGCCGCCTTCACCGCCGCCGCCTTGGTCTTGGTCTCGACCTCCGCCCGGATCCGCAAGGTCATGTCCGCGTCGGTCTTTTGGGCGTGGGCCAGATGATCGAGCGACTTGGCCAGGAACATGACCTGCTGGGGGTCGAAGGCGACCGCCTGGCCGCCGTCCTCGGTGGTGGCTTCCCCGGCCGCCAGCATCAGATCGGTCACGACGGAATGCATGAGCTCGATGTTGAGGCGGGCCTGACGGCTTTCGGGCGCGTCGCCCAGCTTCCGCACCAGGGCTTCAGCTACGGCGCGGGAACGCTGCAGCCGCTCCGCCAGGGCATCCAAACCCTGGACGTGACGATGCAGCCCTGAGCGGGACGGCATGGCGTCCGCCCTTATCCCCAGCTGCTGCAGGTGCTGCAGAATGTCGTCGATGGACAGACCCTGTTCACGCAGGGAGCTGATGGCCTCCCTGATCTCTGCCGGCAGCCGGTCGACCTTGGACGCGCGGGCCATTCACCGATCTTCCCAGCGGGACTGCTCAACACCAGCGACGAATATTTTCCCCTGCGCGGCATCGGTACCACGGTCTGTGATCGACACTACCCGCAGCTTGCCCTTGAACCATTCCTCGGTAACGCAGCCGCGTTCCCGCAACAGATCAAGATCAGCGCGAATTTCGTCACGGGTGGTGCGCTTGGAAAAACCGTGCTCGGAGCCACGGAAAATGACGCTCTCGTTGAGGCTTCCGCCATCCTCAACAAGCAGGCGCAGGATGAATACGCGCCGGCTCTCTGCGGTGAAGTCCCGGAAACCCTCAGTCATCGCGCCGGCTCCTTCATATGAAAATCGATCAGGCGGCCAACCTCACGGTCGACGCGAGCGACCAAGGCGTTGACCCCTTCGACCTGAACGGCGACAGCTTGGACGCTGCCTTCCACTTTGCCGATGCGATCCACTAGCTTGGCGATGTCCTCGTCGGTCGGCAGGTGACGCATCTCCGTCTCGACGGAGCCCAGGCGCCGATCAATGGTATCCAGGCGTCCCTGCAGATCAGCCCGGACCTTCTCCACCTCCGCCTTGGTGGCCAACCCACGGCGGGCCGAGCGAAGGAAAAGGGCGATGCCGGCGGAGACGATGCCTCCCACGACGCCGCCAACTTTCAGGGCGGTATCCAGCCACTCAGAGAACGTCATGGTACGTGGCCTCGTGTCGTGCCTGGCATGGGGTGCAGCGGATGGCCAGCGGGACGTGGGCCAATCGTTCGGCGGGAATAGGGGCGTGACAAACAGCGCAATCCTTGGGGCGGATGGCACCCTGTGGATCGGCGTAGCGTCGGTGACGATTGGCCAGCGCGTCGTCGCGCAGGGCCTGTTCCAGTGCTTGCGCCTCATCGACCAAGTCCGTCACTTCGGGCGGCTCCCGGGAATGGGTTCACCACGGCAGGTCCGGATCCAGTTCCGGGTCAGGCCGTAGTCACTAATCATCGTCCGCAGCATCGCGTCCGGCGCCAGGGCCGCCAGTTCCTGGGCCGCCTGCAGCTGCTGATCGGGGGTGTAGGGGATGATCCGGGGACAGGCCGGCTCAGAAGGTGCCTGACTGCAGCTGCTGGACGACAGCGTCAGGACGGCGATCAACGGCAAGAGCCAGCATCGCATCGGTCTTCTCCAGATTGGACGCGGTGTCGGCGGCGACCACGGCCGCCGCCCCATCGCTACGGGCCCGGACCATCAGCCAGACCAGCAGCCCTCCGAGGGCGACCACCAGGCCGCCGATCAGGCCGAGCTGCAGCACGTCAGGCCGCCGCAGGCTGCGGGGGCGCCACGGGCGCGGACGCCGGCGGCGCGCTGGGCGCCCCGTCCAGCAGGGCCTTCAGCTGGGCGACCAGGTCATCCCGGCTGATGGTCGGGGGCGCCGGCGTCGCGGCCGGCGCCGGGCTCTCCACCGTCTGGATCGGGGGAAGCGCGCTGCCCAGCAGGCCCACCACCTTGTCCTCGATGCCGGTCTGATCCAGGCCGAAGAACTCCAGCAGGTGGGGCACCTCGTCCGCGACACGCTGGGCGACCGTGGCGGCCAGCTGGTTGTGAACGTCGATGGTCTCCCGGCCCTGCAGCGCCGCGTCCAGGCGGTTGCGCGCCCACCCCAGCGCGGTGGTGATGGCGGTTTGCAGGGCGACGGCGTTGGCCGTGGTGGTCTGCAGCCCCAGCCACGCGCGGATGTCCTTCACGATGAGATAGCCGCCACGGGTCAGCAGCGCGGCCAAGCCGGTGAACACCGAGCCCTCGATGGCGGTGACCGCGTTGGCGACGGTCACGGACGTGTCGGTGCCGGTGGCGGCGTCGGCCGCCAGGGCGGCGCCGGAAATTAGGCAAAGGGCGGCGGTCCCGGCCGCCAGGCGCAGGTTAAGCATGGAAGGGGTCTCCGATGTGGGCTTTGAAGGCGGTGACGAACTCGGAGGCCTTACCCGCGCCTTCCGGCGTGTTGTAATGGGCCTTCCAGTAGTCGGCTAAGGCGTTGACGTCGGTCCCGTCCGGCCGTGGCGCTGCGACGCGATAGTAGCGAAGCCGGCACATGGCAGCGGCATATTGCAGGTTCCACACCAACTGGTCGGTACGGTCCCGCCCCGGCACCAGCAGCGACGACACGCGCGCGGCCAGATCGGGGCGGTAGTGCAGGAAGTTGTCCCAGACATCATCGTGGGTGGCCGGTTCCATCTGCCACAGCCCCAGCGCCGGGCCGGTGGGCCACTGTGCCAGGAACCGGCCGCCGCTTTCCTTGGCGGCGGTGCCGAGGGTGATGTTGACGCCGAAGGCGCCATCGGCCGGTAGCGCCAGCACGCCAAGGGCGGGCCGGACGGCGCGAGTGCACAACTGCACAAAAAAAGGATCGGGGCTGGTCATGGCCCCGATCCTGACGGACGTAACGCGCGTGTGTGAGGCTAGCGGATGCTAGCCCATTATGGCTTCAGCCCTTCGACGTGGCTTCCTGGAACCGTGCGCGCATGGTGTCATATGCCTCATAAATCGTGATGTACTCGGTCTTAGAAAAGTACAAGCGCGTCAGCTTTTGGTCCATGTGGTGCCCGGCCTCTTCGATGAAGAGCACTTTGCTCAGATCCAAGGTGATCTCGTTGAACTGACCGGCCTTTCCAGTCCAGGTGACCTGTTTTGCCATTTCACTCCCCTAAACCGTGTGGTCGCCTCGCGGTAGGGCCTATATGGTGCAACTGCCCCCTTCACGCAAGATTGGGGCAGGCTCTGCAACTATGGGGATGGGCGATGCGTAAGGTTCTTGGGGTTCTGGCCATGCTGACGGTGGCCGGCTGTGTGTCATCGGGCACCAAGGTCACTGCCGATCAAATGGCGACGCTGGAAAAGGGCAAGAGCACCTACACCGAGGTCGTGAGCCGGCTGGGACAGCCCACCGCCGTTTCGACCATGGCCAACGGGGGGAAGGTCGCCGTCTACAGCTTCACCACCGCCAGCGCCGACGCGGCGTCCTACATCCCGGTGGTGGGGCTCTTTGCCGGCGGTGCCACGGCCCACGGATCAACGGTTACCATGACCTTCAATGCCGCCGGCGTTCTGGCCGATTATCAGACGACAGAAACGAACGTCAAAACCCACACGGGGCTGTAAAAAGGGAAAGCCGGCCGGTCAGGAGCCGGCCGGCTTTCAACAGGGATTGAAGGCTTGGTCATTCGCCTAACGCCCAGGCAGCCGGGCGGGGGCCTCTCCCATGATACTGCTTGATTGACGGACCATCTCTTTGGGCAGCTGGACGATTAGCTGTTCGGCGCAGGCCTCCAGCACCTTGACCTCGCAGCCCTTCAGATCGATGGACACCCAACTTGGATGTAGCGCCCGGGTGATGACTGTCGCGGACTGGCTGAGCTTGCTTGTCCGCTTGACCCTAAGCATCCCGGTATCATCCGGCCATATACGCAGCTTGCCATAATCCGCACTTCCAGCCGCGCCGCCTCCAAGGCGAACTGAGACGCCGTCCTTCCAGCCAAGTCTCGCCATCATGACGCCGGACACGACAACCCGTAGTGTGCGAGCGCCACTCTTGTCTTTGGTGAAGGACACCGCTACCCCGACGACACCTCGGCCGCTTCCACGGATCGGCTTGATCTCTTCAAAAGACATCTGTCAGTTCTCCCTTGCCGGGCTCTGAAGCTCTTCAATGACGCGCCAGCCCCGGAGGTCAAGAAGCGAACCGCCGACGACGGACACCACGTTTCCGTCCGGGTCTCGTTTAGCCCAACCGGTGGTTCGATCCGCTCCGCTACCGCAATCCCACTCCAGCTTCACAGTCGCACCACCAGGCCACGCTGTCCCTTTCGGCTGCTGGGGCCTCACCAGTCCCCGTAGGATTTCCACGGGCCACATGGCGCTTTCGTCGCCTACCAACCCTTGCTTCTCCGCCTCCTCGATGAGGGGCAGGCAGTCGCGCACGGCCTTGTCCAGTTCGGCCAGCCGCGCCACCGCCGACTGCAGCTCCGGCCCCAGCCGGACGAAGGCGGCCTGCAGCTTGATCACGTGATCGGCAATAGCCGATACGGTGGCATCGTCCAGGTTGCTGTTCACATCGATGGTGAGAACGTCGGGCTGGCCGTCGGTCTCGGCCAGGATCACGCCCGGCACGCCGGTGCAATGCACCCACGTCAGTTTGGTTAGGTCGGTCATCGCGAGGCTCCCGGGATGATGAGGATCGGGCCGCGCTCTTCCCAGAGGCACGTCCCCTCCACCGGCACGCCCATGGCGTTGGTTTCGTGGCAAGCAGCGTGATGCAGGGCCGAGTAGAGCCCCAGCACCAACACCCCCACCACGGTCAGGGCGGCCAGCCAGCCCAACAGCTCGTTGGTGTCGTCGTGGGTGATCAGATACAGGCGAAGGTTATTCATGGCTCAGGTCTCCGTGTTCTTGCTCAGCTCCGCGCGGATCGCGCGGGTGGTGGCGGCGACGGCCTGGCCCATGGAGCGGCACTCTCCATCCAGGTGTTCGTCAGCCAGGTTGCTGGTTGCCAGGACATGGGCGCCGGCGGTGACGTAGACGGACATGAAGTCGTCCACCGTCTTGAGGCCGTGGGCTTCCAACGTCTCCAGCGTGTGGTCCACCAGGTCCTCGGCCGCCTTGCCCAGAACTTGCTGATGGGGGTCTAAGTCAGTGGGGGGAACGATGGTCATCAGGACGCCCTCCGCAAGATGGGGTCCGGACCGGAGCCCGCGCTGTTGAAGCCGTCCAAGGTCAGCTTCTCCACCAACGCGATCAGATCGGCCACGGTGAAGGCCGACTGGATGTCAGCGTCGGGGACAGTGACGTCGAACTCTTCCTCCAGCTCGAACTGGACATTGACCCGGTCCAGCTCATCCATGCGCAGATCGTCGCGCAGGTGGGCATGGCGCGTGACACGGTCGGGATCGAGTAGCAGGCAGCTGACCAGCAAGTCGCGGATGCGGTTTTCATTGCTCATAGGGCTCTCCGTAAGGGGGATGATCTGGCAACGGCAATTAAGGGACGCGGGGAATAGGGGCTGGGGTGGCACCGGCACGGGGGACCAGTGCAGCTCCCAGGCGCCGAAGCGCAGGCAGTTGCGATAGGTGGTGGCGCACACGGCGCCGAAGTCGAACAGGGTGGTTTCCCGCTCCAAGCGGGGACGCCAGGTCCACTCCGGCCAGACGTTCAGCAGCAGGGCGTAGGACGGCTTCAGGCGGCGGCGGGGACGCATGCGGGTACCTCCTAGAACAGGGTCAGCTGGCCGGCATTCGCCGCGGCCTTCTTGCGGCCGGCCGGAACGTCGGGAATGAGCGGGGTTGGCGCGCCCAGGGCGGCCTCACGGGGCGGCGCTTCCACGCCGCGCAGCAGGCGGTAGACCTGGCTTTCGGTCAGCTGCAGCGCGGCGCAGATCTCGACAACGGAGGCGCCGGCCATCCGCAGGCTGCGGGCGTCGTACCAGCGCAGATAGGTCCGGGCGCTGGGCACGGGCATCCTCTCCCCGCCCAGCAGGGTTCCCACCAGCCGCGCCTGGGGCTGGCCAATCAGCGCGCACAGCGGGTGCTGGGGGTGCGGGTCGCGGGGGAAGTGATAGCGCCGGCCGCCCAGCTGCCGGGCGATGGTCACGGCCGTGTCCACCCCCGCCGCCCGGGCGATATCCGCCAGGATGCCCGGTAGGGCGAATTCACTGATCCCCGACATCGGCGCCCTCCATCGGGTGATCGCGGGCGACCCGGCGCAGCCAGGTCCCCAGCGTGGCCACCGCCGTGACCGCCTGCCAGGGCTCTAGGAAATAGGGGGCGCTGACCCACCAACCCTGGTTGCGCATCCAGGTCTCCAGGTTGGCGTGGATGCCGGTGGTCATGGCGCCTGAGCGCTGCAGGCGCGCCCACTGCGCCTTGATCAGCCCGGGCTCATACAAGCCGGCGCAGGGCGACGGCGGGAATGGCGGGGGTGCCGACTGGCAGGGCTTCGGCTCATAGCCGACGCGCTTGCACCAGGCCTTCAGGCACTCCGTGGCGCGCTGAAGGTCCTCTTCCGTGTTCCACCGCAGGGCCTTCATCTGGGTGTGGCGGCAGACGAAGGCGGCCAGGGCCTTGTCGTGCCGGTCCTGGACGATGCCCAGGTTCCACAAGGCATGCCACAGGGCGCGTAGCTTGCCGGCTTGGGGCCGGTAGTCCACTCCCCGTGCCTGGCCGCTGTCACGCCGCAAGGCGGACAGCAAGCGGTCGCGCTGTGCGGGGGACATCGCCTTCAAGCTGCGGACACCAGTGTGCTTTTCCTGGTAGTCACGGAAGGCCTGTTGGTCGCCCAGGTCTATCCCGGCCTGGCGAGCCAGGGCGAAGAAGATGGCGTAGTCATTCGCCATGACCGGCCTCCATGTCGTCGTCACCCGGCTCCGCATCCGGCAAGGCCTCGCGGTTCACCAGGGCGGCCACGTCGTGCCAGCTGCACCCGGCCTTCCAAGCGGCGTCCACCGCCGCCCGCAGGTTGTCCAACGCCTCCGGCGGGGACGGGACGGTGTTGACCTGGCCGCCCTTCTGAGCGGCGATCACGAAAGCGCCGGCCGCGCGCACCAGCCGGCCGCGCGCGTCACGGAAGCGACGCGGCAGCAGCGGGGCGACCACGCTGACGGCCATGGTCAGCTCCAGCAAAGCCGCGTCGGCGTTGGGGCGCGCGGCGGCCATCACGCGGCCTCCCCTTCCGTCAGGGCGACTGTGCTGGCGCGGGTGCGCTCGCTCAGATCCAGGGGCTGGAAGTAGAACCTGACCCCTTGGGCGAAGGTGACGCCCGGGATGGTCTTGGCCGTCTCGGGGTCGGCCAACAGGGCGCTCTTATCCAGCTCCAGCGTCTCGCGCAGGAACTGGTGCTGGCCGGCCTGTTCCAACCAGGCGATCACCTCTTCCTCGGTGGTGTCCTGCAGCTTCACGGAGCGATTGCTGAGCCGCCAGCCGATGACACCGGCCGCGATGGTCACGGACTTGCGTCCTTCGGGCACCAAGTCGCTCCGGTTGGCCTCCGCGTAAGCGGCCAAGGCGGTGAAGCTGGCGGTGATCCGCTTTTCCAGCTCGGCCGTGTCCTGCTTGGCCTTCAGCTTGATCTGGGCGACCTGATCGGCCGCCAGGCTCTCGATCCGCTCGGCCTTGCGGATCATGGCGCCCAGGTCCGTGGCCAGGCTCTCAAAGCTGGCGCGGGTTTGCGGAACAGGAACGGCGGGGGTTTTCAAACGACGGGTCACAGGGCTCTCCTTGGCCAAGTGGTAGGGGGGACTTTCGGGGCGGGATCAGTCTTCGTCGTCGGACAAGGCCGCAAAGCTGTGCCATCCGTCATTCCAGGACAGGTGATCGTCACTGCCCGGTGCGTAGGGGTTGGCCGTCTCGGGCGTGCCGGCGATGAAGGCATCGCCCCCCTTGGCGTAGGGATCGTGTTCGCGGCAGGCGATCAGGGTGCTTACGTCGATGGGGATGACCAACAGCGCCTTGCGCGCTTCGTGGCTACTCGCACCGCCCCAGAAGATTTCGCCGCTGGCGACGACATATGCCTCAGGCCCCAGCGGTAGCTTGGTCTCCGCGTGGCAGATGGAATATTCGCTCTTGAACCCCAGGTATCCCTGGAACAGGAACAGGCCGGGTGGGCAATCAGCCAAGGTCACTTGTTTGGACATTTGGTTCCTCAAATCCGGATCAGGCTGAACAGGCGACGCCACCACGGGCGCCGGGGACGACGGGCGACGACGGAGGCGCCGACGCCCAAGAGGTGCCAATCGGGGCCGGCGCTCATGACAGGGCCCGCACGCGGGCCAGGGCGATCACCGCCACAGCGAGGATCTGGATCTGCAGCGCCACAGGCACACGAGGGTTGGTGCCGGCCAGGATGGACCGGGACAGGTAGACCGCCTCGTCGTGGCAGACGGTGGGACCTATTGATGTGAGGACAGGCACCTCTACTCCGCCATCGGCGTGGCGCCGCTGGACGAAGCACATCCCCGGCGAAACGCCCGGGCTGGTGAGGTCAAAGGCGCAGACGATGGTGGCCAGGTCGCCAGGGCCGCCCTGACCCCACTGCGATGTCCTACCGGCCAGGTCAGGACGCGGAACGAGCTGCAACATGCTGAACCTCCTTGATGTGCCAGGGCTGGGGGTGCGCCTCGTGGGTGATGAGGGAAACCAGCTCCCCCACGTGGCCGGCCGGCGCGTCGGCGCGGACGCACAGCCGGAAACCGTTCTGGGGGCCGCCAAACCAGGTCAGCAGGCGCCCCTGGCGGCGGATGCCGCCGGCCGACATCCACTGGATGACCTGGTCGCTGCGGAAACTCATGACGCCTCCCCGATGCGGGAGTGACAGCAGCCGCCCCGGCAGGCGCGGAAGACGGCGACGGCGCTGGGGTTGATGGCGCTGAAGGGGGCGGCCTGGTGCCTGCGGCAATCCTCCCCGCTGATCTCTCCCAGGGCGGGGCAGGTCACGGTGGAGCGCATCAGCGTGTCCCTGACCGCCGCTTCAACGGCCTTTAAATCGCCCTTGTACCGGTTGGACAGCACCATGCTGACGGTGGCGGCGGAGTAGCCGACGCGCAGGGCGGCGCGGCGCTGGTTGCTGCTGTCGCACTCGCGGGCCAGGGCTTCGACCCAAGCCGGCGGCGTGCCCCATGCCTCGGTGGCGGAGCTGAGGGCGCTCATTCGTCCACCGCCTCGTGCCAGACGATCTCGCGCTTGTTGGGGTCGAAGACGCTCTTCACCCGCTGTACCATGGGCGCCAGGGGACCGGTGTCGCGGGCCTTCACGAAGCGGTAGCGCGTCAGGCTGTGCCGGCCTTTGCCCTTCTTCGCCTCGGCCACCACCACCAGGTAGTTCGCCCGCCCCAGGAACATGCAATAGGACTGGGCATCCACCTCGTTGACCGGATGCGCCTCGGTGCTGGCGGCCACGGCCAGGTCGCGATAGGTGAAGTCGCCCAGCATCTTCATGGTGCGCCACATCTGCTCGCGGGGCGCACCCTGGGTGCAGGGGCTGCCGTCGCGGCGCACACGCGGTGCCTCAAAGCCGACGTCGTTGGCGATCTCATAGATGTTGGCGGCGCGCTGGCTGCCGGTGGCGGCCCGGAAGCTGGTGGTCCGATCCAACGTGCCGGCAACGGTTAGATAGCCGCCCTTGTTCAGGCTCATCACATAGGTCAGAACCGTGGCGTGCTCCGCCCCCGCCGCCTTGGCGACCTCGTCCACCGTGAAGCGGCGCAGGCGGCGCATCGCTTCCCACATGGCCTGTCGGCCGCCGGGCGACTTCACCGTCGCAGTCAGGTGCACAGGCTTGCGGGCCATCACGCGGCCCTCCGCGCGCCCGGCACGGCGCCGGTGAAGAACTCCGACCCGTACTGGCCCAAGCCGATGGTGCTCAGGTCCTTCAGTTGCGCGGCCTCGCGCACCCGATCCAGGTTCACGACGATGCGACGGATGGACTTGGCCGACGCGTCGTACAGGGCAGACAGCAGGTCAGGGGCGACCTCAACACCGGGACAGTACAGCCGGGCCAGATGGCCGGCATCACCCAGCGTCGCCTCTTCAGCCGGCACCCAATCCAGCATGCGCCCGTGGACGCGTTCGATGGCTTTCAGCTTGGTGGGTAACTGTTCCTCACCGATCAGGATGATGGCGCCCTGGCTGCTCTCGTAGATGTCGCGGGCGACTTCCACCATGCCTTTGGACAGCAGGTAGTCCGCCTCATCAATGATCAACGGTCGCCGGGACAGAGCCAGCTGTTCCCCGATCTGGTCCATCATGTCGGGGATGGTCGCGGCCGGCAGGATGCCCATGGACTGCAGGATGGACTGGCACAGCTTCTTGCGGGTCCACACCGACTTCATCTGGACGTGGTAGGCCTTGTGCTTGTTGGCCGCGTAGATGGCGCTGAAGGTCTTGCCGTAGCCGCTGGGGCCATGGAACGTGGCCATGCCGGGCAGACCCGGGGTACGGTTCATGACGCGGTCCACCAGCTCGGTGAACGCCATCACATTGCGCAGGGGCGCGATGGTCGCGACGGTGTTGACGGTTTCGGACGCTTGGGTCATTAAGGGCTCCTGTGCTGTCTTTCGGGCGCCATCACCGGCCAGGGTGGTGGCGCCTTTTTCATGCGGTCAGCGCGGCATCGCCGAAGTCGGCGTAGGTCTGGCTGGTGGACCGGAATTCGGGGGTTTTGCGGTACCGCTCCAGCCAGGCCAGGTCCTCGGCCGAGGCGGTGCCGGCCAGGCTGGCGTCCTGGACGGCCAGGGCACGGCGGAAGCGGGTCTCGCGGGTTTCCAGCTGCACCACCGGCGCCGGCTTGGCCTGCTCGGTCTCGGCCGCAACCCGCAACGCCTCGCGGCGGGCGGCGACGGTGGGCGACACGATGGGCGCCTGCGGGTCGGCGGCGCGGGCGGCACGGCCGGCCTGCACCAGGGCCTCGGTGCTGTAGGGCGTCGCCGGCCGGGGCAGCGTCGCCACCTTGCCGGCCGCCCGGCCACGCTCCATCAGGATGTCCCGCACCAGGTTCTTGGTGTCCGCCCGCTTGGCGGCGGCCTTCAGCTCGGCCTTGGCGGCGTTCACCGCCTCCTTCTGATGGGCCTTGCGGGCGACGGCCAGCTCGGTCCGGCTGATGCCGGTGCGCTCGGGTGCCACGGCCTTGGCCACGAAGTTGCCGTCCAGGTCGAAGACGAACACTTCGCCAATGTCGGCATCGTCCAGCAGGACGGTGACATCCTGGCCCTCAAGGCCGCCCAGCTCGGCCGCGTTGAAGTAGGTGTTGTCCAGGCGGATGCCCTTTTTGGTCACCGTGCGGGCGCCGTTGCCATCGGCCGCCGGGGCCAGCAGGACGTCCAGGGCCCGTTCGTCGGCAATGCGTTGGACTGGGCCGGTCCACGCCGCGGCGACTTCCCAGGGGGTTCTGTCGTTGAGGCCGCTATGCCCGTCGTGGGCATAGACCGTATCCGTCCAGCGGTCACAGAAGGTTTGCAGCTCTTCCGGCATCATCCGGATCTCGACAGGCTCGCCACCCTGTTTCATCAGCCGCTGGGCAAAGCTGCGCCGGGCCTCAATGTCCTTCCGGTCCGCCACGCTGTGGCCGATATAGCCTGGCAGCAGTTCCACCAGGTCACGGCAGAAGGTCCCGAACACGCGCTCGATATGGGGCTTGTGCTCAGGCGTGAAGGGAGGCGCCAGATCGTGGTCGATCTCGAGAGCATCCACCACGCGGAGGACATGATGGCTGACATAGTCCGACCCGTTGTCGGTCACCAACACCTCGGGCACGCCCCAATCCAGCATGGCCCGCCGTAGGGTGGAACAAACAGCGGCGCTGCTGCTGGTACGGGAGACGTGGAGCTTCAGACGACGGCTGAAGACGTCGATCACGCCCACGATGATGTGCCGCTGGCCATCAGCCAGGATCAGGTCGCCCTTGGTGCTGTCGGTCTCCCAGCGCTGGTTGAGCCGCACGATGTTCTCCGACGCGCTGCCGGCGGCGGATTGGAAGCGGCTGCGCCAGGCATCGGGATTGATCACGGCTGTAAAGACTTGCTCGTTGCCTTCCTTCCAGGTGGCAAGGAAGCGCTGCAGCGTCCGGTAGGAGGGATGCAAGCTGGCATCGAACCGAGCTTTGATGCCGCGCATGATCACCTTGGCCGAGACGTGCGGGTACTCCACCAGTACGCCCAGCACGAAGTCCTTCAGCCCCGGCGTGGTGTCGATGATGCCGCAGCCCTTGCGGTGATGACCGGCCCGGCCGGCCAGGCGGGCCAGGCCCTCGGTGGACAGCTCCTTCGACCAGTTGTCCAGGCTGTTGGGGCTGACGTGGGGCCGCGTCTCCCGTACCCACGCCGGCACTTCGATCCGGCCGGCGTTGTATTCATGGCAGAACAGCTCGGTTCCGCGCGTCTTGGGCAGGTTGGACGCCTGCAGCCACCGGCGCCACAGCGCCAACAAGGCCGCCTTGGCCTCCGCCCTTTGCTTCCCGGCCTCGGGCAGCTTCATGAAATTGGCCAGCCCCATCTGCCGGGCCGCCTGGGCGGCGCGGGCGTCAATGCGAGCGGTCAGCGCGACCTTGGCGCCTGTTGCCATGCCGGCGGCCAACTCTTTCGCCCGGGCGGCTTCGGCCTTGGCGATGTGGGTGAGAACGGGGGTGCGGACCTCGGCCGGCAGCGTGCTCACCCAATAGAGACGTTGACGGCCGCCTCGCACGGCCTGCGTGGCGTAAACCCATACTTCTCGTTCGGCGCGGCGAATGATGCTGGTGCGATGCAAGCCCGTGGCGGCTGCGATCAACTCGGCTGAGACTTGGTCACAGGCCATAGATCACCCCCACAACTTGAATGAGGGTTCGCCAATCAACACGGCTACTCGAACTTCCCGAGGAAGGCCGTCAAATTTGTAGAGATACTGCCAGCCCCCCCGGACGGGATGCGTAGTGCGAGGCCACGCTTCCGCCATCGCTCGGAGTTGAATGGCACGTGCTGTGACGCCAAGGGCGTTCGCAACGACAGCCGATGTTACGTACACGCCACTCATGCGCTTTCCCCCCGCCAGGCGCGCCTTGCCCGCTTCAGGCGGCGTCCCAGCTTTTCCATCTGTTCAGTCACAAGGGCCTCTTCGATCGCTGGCAGATAGCGGCTGGGAATGACCGCGTGGCCAAAGGGCGCGACCAGGATCTGGAAGGGCCGTACATCACCTGTCGCATGGGCCAGAGCCGACAGACGAAGGGCGGAGATGCTTTGATCTTCGCGCGCCTGGCTGGCGTAGTTGTTCAACATGTCCGGCGAGACAGACTCGCCCAGGTATTCGCTCATGCGTTGGGCGATGGCCTTACGTTCCAGGCCTGCAAGTGCGGCGTCCTTGAGGCATTGGGCGACAGCCCGTGACACCTGGCCGCGCAGGCTTTCAGCCCGCACCTGTTCGGGAGAGAAAGTCGGCACGACGGCCGGCGGCTCCCAGCTCAACAGGTCCAAGGTTTGGCTGTCGCCCGGCGCCCTCATGACTTGGCCTTCTCCACCTCAAGTGCCTGCAGATAGAGGGCATGGGTCGTGTCGCGCTCTTTGCGCACCAGCGGATCGATGCGGCTGTCGCGCAGGACGCGACGCAAGATGGCGATATCGAACCCCTTCACTTTCAACTCGCGAAAGACGTCCGACTTTTGGCCGTTCAGCTTGGCGATCTCGCCGTCGAGGGTTTCGAGCCGCTGGGCTGCCCGAAAAAGAACCTCCGCCGCCAGCACATTGGAGTTGTGACCAGCGCCGGGAGCGCTATCTGGTTGAGGCCGCAGCGGTGGCAGGGTGGGCGATGCCTCGCGTGCGTGCACGTGCACGCGAGAGGGATCAGACTGCTCAGGAGCGTCATTGGAGGGGGTCGGATCAGGCATGGTTAAGCGACTGCGCTTTCTTTGACGTTGCGGGGAACGCGTCCGGCCTTATTCTGGCGGACGACATGCAGGCGGATGCCGTTGCGGTCGAACCGCTCGGGAAACAGCTCTTGCTGGCTAACCCCCAGAGCGGCGGCGATGGCGACTTCCTGAGGATTGGACGCGACGTACATGGCATTGGTGACCACGACGCGGCTCCAGCCGTTGTCGCGAGCAATTTGGGAGAAGCTCTGATTTGACAATCGAAGTTGGGCTTGGACCCAAATGCTCCGCTCACGCGGGGAAGCGAAGACGGGGAGAGTTGTCATTTTTTGCGACCACCATGCATGCACTGTTAACTGAGCGTTGACCTAACATGCACCGTTTTAAGATCGCCGGCAATACCGAAAACGGTGCGCCGCTTGTTTCGTGCTCCCGTTCACGTCTCCTTGGGTCTCTATTTCTAATTATTGTTTTAAAAACAAAGCGTTACCGAAAAGCTGTGCATGCACAGCTTTCCAGAGGTAGGGCGCACAGCTTTCAGAGGGGCACTTGCGCATGAGTGAGGAAATAGCGGTTCGTCTGAGAACGGTGCGCGAGGCGCTGGGGGAGACGCACCGATCCATATCACTCCGCTTGGGAATGGGCCCCAATACCTGGCGGGAATGCGAGGAGACGGGACGCCTTCCCAAGACCGAGCCGCTGCAGAAGCTCAACGCCCTCGGCTTCTCAATTGATTGGCTGCTGACCGGTAGAAGGGCGATGAAGGTGGGCGACGTGGCCGAGATGCCTGCGCCCAGTCCCGCGCCCCTGGACACGCCCACCCTTAAGGCCGTCCTGCTGGCTTTCATCCAGTTCGCCCAGCGCGAGCCCGGGATCCTGAAGGCTGATCCGGGGGCTTTGCTGAAGTGGATGATGGAGACGTACCAGCTGATCAGCGCGGCTCCGCAGGAAGAGCGGGATCAACGCGCGGCCGAGATCACCGCCGCCCAGGATAAGGGCGTGGCATAA